GCAGGCGGCGGCCACCAGCCCCGCCCGCTCGGTTTTCAGCACGTTCACTTCGGTTTCAAACGCGGTCAACTGTTCCGCGGTCAGCTCCGCGCCTCTGCTTTCGATCTCATTTGCGATCGCGGCAAGGCGCGCTTCGATTTCCTGCAATCTGTTCATTTGTCATACCTCCAACATGATTTTTAGTTTAAGTAGTTGTGCCTTCCGCGCTAACGCCTCCCGCTTCTCGGCTTCAATCGCTCCGTTGATCCAAGAACGCGCGGAAATATCGGTATCGGCGTTCGCGGGATAAGAAACCGCGGAAACGTCGTAAACCTTCTTGATCTTCAAGATCGTTCGTGTGCGTGTTTCCTTGTTGTAAGCGTCTTCGGACACCCGAAACGCCCACGACATTTTGTAAATAAGCCCTTCGTTGATCGTGCTGTAAAGTTTCCTTGCCTCTTCGGTAAGGCCAAGATTTGCGGCAATAAAAAGGCCGCTTTCCTGCGGCTCAATCAACAGGGAAGGCGGCTTGCTTCTTGCCATCTTGTTTCGCGCGTACACCATGCCCGCATGATCGTATTGCATAATCACGTCGGACAAGTCCGCACCGTCAAGGGCGTTCCGGTCAACTACTTCAAAGAACTGCATTCCTTCGTACTCATACAAAAGATACGGCGTATCGAAGGTTGTTGCGAAGCCTTCAACGTAATATTCCGTGTCAAACCTCTTCGCCGCTCCCGTCGCCGCCGTCGCCAGCGGCAACGCCATTTGTCGGTATTCCCGATCCTTCACTACCGGCATTCCCGTTTACCTCCTTCCCAAGTTGTGATACTTCGGTGTATTCTTTGCGGATATAGTATTTTTCGCCGTCCTCCACGTGCGCCATGTTCCATATATCCATAACGCCGTTTCGGTTCAGCAACCCGCGGTCAAACAACTGCGTGCTAATATTTAGCTTCGTGTTGTTGGACGCATATTGAAGCCTGTTCGCCGTGAATGTGATTGCGTTCCCGTGGGCGATTTCCCGCGGCGTGAACGTCATGTTTGACATGACAAGGGAAAGTTGCAGGGCGAACGGCTCAATTTTCCCTTCATAGTACGCGTTCCATTGATCTTCGTTGTATTTGTTTTGCAGGATTTCAAGGGAAGTCCCGAAGTAGTTGAACACGTTTTCATTGATCTGTTGCATTTGCAGGGCGTTCACGGTGAACGGCTTGCTATCCACCTGTTTCACGTCCGCAAACTTCTGATCGTAAATAATCATGCCGCTTTGGTTGTCCGCGGAAAGGTTGTCTTCGGTGAAGCGTTTGCGCTCCTTCGCTATATCCTCCGGCGCAAGCATGTTCGCAATCTTCGCCAGAAAACGGATTGAAGCCGAATTTTTAACGCCGTTGATAATTCCTTGATTGTGCGTATGTATCAACTGCATTGTCGGGCGCAAGGCCGCGTTCGTTTCCCCAAAAAAATCATCATTGTACTGAAATTGCGTCAGCACGCCCACGCGGTCAAACTCAATCGCCGCGCGTTGTCCGTTGGAAAAGGTATAACGCAAATATGGCACGCCGCCCACGTCAAGCACTTCGCAATTCTGCGGAAGCAGGGGATAATACCCCGCCAGCGCGCCGAATTCGTCTTCAATGGGAACAATGAAGGCCGTGTTGTTTACAGCAAGGATCGTCGCCAGCCTGTAAATAAACTTTGTCGTGTCTTGAAATGGATTTGGTTTGAACTGCAACGTGCGTTCAAGGTGTTTCTTTGCGCTCCCGCTAACCTCCGGCTTCAATTTGCTACAAAACGTTGCGAACGAATGAATAGCCGCCCGCGTGATCTCCATTTCATAAACGCTTTCCGGCGCATTCGTGAAAACGGGCGTGTACCCGTTTAGCATTTTGAAGTAACCCGTTGGCACAAGATCGCTTTTCGGCCTCCGGAATATGGTTTCAAATACTCCCATTTGTCAATCACCCCGCATTCTTTAGCATTACGCCGATTTCGTTATAGTATTTTTGCCGGACGGTCATTGCGTCGATTACCGACACGAAGCCGTCAATGCGCGCCCGCTGTTCGATCTTCACGGGACGGAATTTGCGTGTTTCCATGTTGTGCTTTAAGGCCACGTTCAAGAAATGCGCTTTAAGCAAACTGTTGTCCGCGATCTTGAAATTGCCATCAAGCAAAATCCCTTCAAATTCGCGGATAACGGGCGCAAGGTTTTCACCTTGAAACACGTCGTCCATGTGGAAGCCGTATGCCTTCATTTCGTCAACAAGGTATTGTGCGCTGTATCGGTCATAGCCCACTTTCAGCACATAAATTTGATACTTTTCTTTGAGCATGACGAACCAGTTGAACACGTCCTTATAGTCAACGTGATTTTCTCCGGAAAGGGTAATAACACCCTTCTTCACGAATATGTCATACGGCACGCCGTCGATCGCCGTTGCCCGCTCGACGCGGTTTGCAGGCATGAAAAATTGTGTGAACGCGTATAGCTTGCCGCCCCGCTCCACAACGACGGTTGCCGCTGTAAGGTCTGTTGTCTGCGAAAGGTCTATGCCGCCCACGGCATAACTTTTCCGGAAGGCTTCAAGCGTGATTTCAGCCGCCGCGCCCTCTACAACGTGCGCGTCAAGCCACGCAATGGACGAATTTTGCTTGATGTTGCAATACTTCGTCAGAAATTCGGCCTTTTTGCTTGCCGACATTTCCGCAACTGCTATTTCCTCTCGGAAGAAGTCAGCCGACACCGAAACGCCCATGTTTGGATTTGCCTTTTTAAGCTCTTCAATATCGTTCCACTTCTCCACGTCGTCAATCATGTATAGGAACGGCAATAGGCGGCGTTCCTTGCTGTTGCCCTTCAAGAACGCCGTGGATCGCTTCATCAATTCGTCAAAAATGCCGTCATTCTCATAACCCGCCGTCGAAATGGAAAGGATCAGCGGTTGCCGCCGCGCGCCAAGCGCGGATTTCATAACTTCGTACTGCTTCAACCCGCCGTCGCCGCGCCAGCTTGCCACTTCATCATTTACGACCAAATGCGGATTGAAGCCATCAGACTTCTTCGCGTTGAAGGCCAGCGGCTTAACAACGGTGTTCGTGTCCTCAATGTAAATATCACTTCGCCGCTTCTTTGCCAGCTCCGCAAGCTCCGGTTCTTTTTTGAGCATTTGAAAGAAGTTATCATAGACGATATTTGCTTGTTCCAGCTTCGGCGCAAGGCAATATATTTTCGCGCCGTATTCGCCGTCAAGATACGCCATGTAAGCGATCACCGCCGAAGCAAAAAGCGTCTTGCCGTTTTTGCGGCCTATGACAATGAACACTTCGCGGAACACCCGTAGGCCGTCCGCGTCCACGATCCCGAAGATCACCGACACGCACGCCTTTTGCCAAAGCTCCAACTTCAACAAATCTTCGCGGCCTTCGCAATGGTGACAGAAGTTTTCTATGAAGCGGATTGCCTTATTTGCCTTCTTCGCATTGAAGAAATATTCGCCCCGCTCCAATCCCGCTATGACGATTTCATAGATCAGCCGAACCCATTTCCCAACCGTATATTTGCCGCTCCGAATGCCCGAAAAATATTCGTAAATGTAATTTGAAAAGGGCATTTATTCGTCCCTCAAAGCCTGCAATCTGCTTTCTTTTTTCTTTTCGGGCGGCACAAGATCGGTTAGTTGCTTGATGATGGAAGCATGATTTTTCGTCATAGCAATGTGCGTTTTCACCGCGTCAGACTGTTTCGTGCCGTGTTGGTTTTCGCCGTTCTGGTATTCAACAACGTAGCCTTCTTCGTTGATGATCTCTTGTAGCTCTTCCAGCGAAACGGCCATGAACGCGGCGTTTTTGATAAGGCTTTCGACGGTCTGCAATTTGTTTTTGTCAAGGTCTTTGAAGACGCGCTTTAGTCTGCTGATCTCCCGCTTGATTTTCTGATCTTTCGTCAACTCTTTTCTTGTCGCCACAAAAACGCCCCCTTTCTTCCGGCCTTCTACCACACCCCCCACGGGTACACCCGTTATGCGCGCGCCTGCGGAGTTTTTTTAACCTCCCGCCCTCGGTGTTCTTCCCTCCCTACTTCGGCGGCGAATGGGGGGGATATACAAGATTGCCGTTTGCGTCGAAGGCATATCTTTTTCCCCGCTCCCCGCGGTGGTGTTCTTTGTTGTGGCACTCTTGACATAATGCCTCCAAGTTATCCCACGAAAGCGATATGTACGGATCGTTTATATTCCGCTTCGTCAAGTAAATCTTGTGATGTGCGATCTTCGCAACGATCGGATTGTCCGGCGTGGAACACCGTTCACAAAGATAGCCCTTCGATTGCAAGAACCCTTCGCGGCACGCCCGCCATGCGTCCGAATTGTAGAACCGTTCTGCCCACGGCTTCACGCCTTCGCCTCCTTCCGCACAAAAGAAAAAGCCCCCACGGGCGAACCCGTGAAGGCTTGTAAAATGCGCTGTTCTGTTTTGCAGTAATTCAGCGTAATTATTATACCATTTGCGAACGGGACATGCAAGGGCGCGAAACGGGCGCGAAACGGGCATTTTTCGGCCTGTTTTAATCCTTTGTCTTTTCCCGCTCCTTCCGGAACGTACCAGCCGACACCGCCGCGGGCTTGCCAAACATGCACACGGCCATATCATTCACGATCTTGTTTCGCCACCGCCGCGCGCTCTTTGCGTCGCGGATCATTCCCATTTCGCCCAGCTCTTCCGCTATTTCCTCCCATGTGTAGGAAGGCGCGCCCGCTGGACGTGGATTGCCCGCGCCGTCTTCCCCGAAGTAGTACATGCGGACAACGTGAAATTCCTTCCGTTCCGCAAACAGCTTTACCACGCGGTCAATCTCTTCAAACCGCGCCCGCGTGCGGTGGTAGGCTTTCACCTTGTCCCGCTCCATCTCTTCAAGAATATCGTCTTGTGTCCTGTACGCGTTCCCGCTCGAAGGGGAAAAGCTCTTAATGCTTGCGCTTTTCCCTTGAAGCTCAACATGCGTATAGGCTTCATAATCAGCCACCAGCGCGGCCAGCTTTTTGTAATTATACAAAAGGCTTTCCATTGCGCGGAAGTAGTTGACTTCGCCGCCCATGCCGTCTATGTAAGCCATAGAAGCCGTTGCCCGCGCAACCTCGTTTATTAGCTCCCGCACTTCGTCGGTAATCATGCCCGTTTTTTTCTTCGCCATGTTCTGCACCCTCTTTCCGTTTATTCGGTGTCTGCGGCCTCTTCTGCCGTTTCGTCTGAATACTTCCGGACGATCGCCGCCACCTGTTCAAAATCCAGATACACGGGCTTGTTCTCGGTGATCCCCTTTATGTCGTACCCCGTCACCGCATGAAGCCCATTTTCTTTCAGCGTGAATTTATCGCACTTGATCGTAAATTCTGCGCCGCTCTTCAAAATTACCCGCATAGACATTTTCGCCATGTTCAATCGCTCCTTCCTGCGGCTTGCGCCGCGCCCAACTCCAAATACTCCGTAATCACCTTTGCCGCGGCCTCCCAGCCCTTGCACAATGCAGTAAAATAGCCCTGCGCCGCCAGCTCCGACAACCACGCTTTTTGATCGTCGCTTGTTTTGCTTCCTTTCAGCCGCTTCAACTCGACGTAAAGCCCATGATACCCGCCGCGGGCAACGGGCAAGCACAGATCGGGAACGCCAGCTTTCACACCCTCGGCGCGGAAGCGTCCCGCCTCGGCCTTCTTCCTGCTACCGCCGTTCGGGACGTGGTAGAGCAAGGCCAATTCTGGAAACCGCCCGCTTTGATATGCCGCCCAGCGAAAAAGGCATTGTTGTTCCACGCTCTCCGTTGGAACGGGAAGGGAAGGGGCGTTATTCCTCTGCATGGCCGCCGCCTTTCGTGTCCCGCTCCGCTTTCCATGCGGCAAACATGAAGACGCGCTTTCCCGTGGCCCCCGCCCGCCCCAGCCGCCACCCTGCCGAA